GCGAGCCATATTTAACTTTGTAGAGTTCTGGAAACTCATCATAAATATCTTGTAAAACTTGGCCACGTTCAGCACGTCTAGACAAATAATCAGCACGTTCAAAGGCTCTATCATCGCCAAACATGACTGTATCTGCACCAATATTTAACGTCTTGGCAATTCGTAAGGCTTCATTAGCACGTAATTGATCATTGTTATATAAGAATAATCGGTCTGTGTTACTAACGAAACTAGCAGGTAAAGCATTAGGCAATGATTGTCCTAATTGACCTATCGCTTGGAATGTATTTCCCTGTTGCCCAAATGGAGATACCGTTGTTGTACCATCATCATTGGTAACGCTTATAGGTGTATTGGCAATTGTAGATAATGCATCCGCTGTGCTTTTAGCAATATTTGCTACAGTATCTATTCCTGAACCGATAGCTTGCCCAACTGGTGTTAAACCACCTACTGGACTAGATTGTATGCCGGCATTAGCCGTAAAGGAACGTGGGCCTTGTCCGTATCCATGTATTAACGCTTGAAATTCCTCACGTTCTTTTTGATTAATATCAGCCATTTGTATATCTCCGTTGTAATGCATTATATTCTGATTCATAAATGTCTTGAGTGGAGCCATCACGATATGTTACTCGGATATAATGATTTCCTACAGGTTCAGCATGAACGATATCAATAGCTTGGTTACTTGCACCGCTTATTGTAGAGGAATAATCGTCTCCGTCACCAAAGAATGGTTTGCTTGTACTACGTAATGTACTTGTTGCGACTGCAGCATCGAAGATTTCATCTTTTTCCGCATCTGTAGGTGGTCTATGATGTTTAACCTTAAATTCCTCAATACGTCCAGCCATTTCTTGTTTAACACCATATTTAAAACTGCCTGCCAATGTTTTGTCTTCAGGCATAACTGTAGCAAGTTTATATTCATATGGAGTTAAGTCAATGTTGCTAGCTTTCTTATTGTTATCATCGATTTCAAGTAATGATGCATCAAGTTCATCATCCATGATTTTATTAGGCAATACACGTTCTGCATATGCTCGTGTTTGTTCGTAAGTGTGAGATTTAGCGTACTGCTTAATTCCCCATTTTTCTTGAGGTGTCATTTTTAAGCTATTCTCATAGATTCTATCTAGCTTTGGTCTTTCACTAGCCATCTTGCCACTCCAATATTCTTGCTCTTCTGGAGTAGTTGCTCCTGCTAGTTGAACCTGTGCATATTGGAACGCACCACTTACATCGCCATTGGCTATCTTTTGATTCAAGATTATTTGACTAGCTTGTAAGCGATCATTAATAGCAATCTTTCTAGTTTGTTCTTGCAACGTAAAATAATTTTTATATGCCGCCCTAGCTTCATCCTCAGCTTTCTTAATTTGGTCTTCGGAATACTTAGGGCTGCCGCTGCTAGACATTGGGGCATTTCTCATTAAGCCCTTATAATGTTCTGCGCTTGCCGTATAATATCCACCAGCTTTTAATTTATCAGCATATTCATCTATAGTTTGTGCATTGATAGCATTGTTTGGAATGATATATCCTTTCATCCAATCATCAACAAACTCTTCATCAGAATTGTACATTTTATAATAATTTGTACCACCATCAGTCTGTTTGTTTTCTTCACCATTTGGTTCAACCTGTGTTAAACCTGCGTAATTGTGATTTTCTCTAGCAAGCCTGCTTAATTCACCACCAACTGTACCTTCTGCATATAATTGTCGATATGCGATTTCAGTATTAATGCCATATTTTTTATTAGCATAAACAGCCATATCCCATAACTGTTTGTTTTGACCAACTCCACCTTTAATGGCCTCTTCGTTTTCAGTTTCCATCTTGGCTCTAACATACATGGCAGCACTGCTCATTCCTGAGTTTAAATCATGCCCATACATCTGATACAACTTAGCATGTGTATTATCATCATTAACTAATTTATTAATGTTCATTTGACTGGACATTTTTTTATATGGCGTCAGCACATCTTCACTAACAACACCACTTAATGAAGTTAATAAATTTTCAACTTTCGTTGAATCATTTTCTGCCACGGATCTATCAAGTAAATACTTTCCTGTTTGGTCTGTATTAGCACGGATTTTTTCATTAATCTGCTCATCATCTAGTCCCAATTCTTTACCAGTAGACCGATACAAATCACCCATTAATGTAATTGTTTTCATTTGGTCAGCCATGTTGTCAGAACGAATAGCAGAATCACGAAGATTTGTAATTTGATTTTGCGTAGCTGTACTTAACGCCGTTTCATATTGACCTCTTGAATATTTGGATATGTTATTGTAATCAGTTGTCTTAGATGTTTCAACGGCTTTTATAAATGCATTAACAGCATCATTGGTTCTAAATTTATATTTATCCAAGATTTTACGTTGTATTTTATCAACACCAGCATTATAGTCAGGCAATATAGATTGAGCATTCATTCCTTTACGATTCATCAGCCCGTCTTTATCATCATTCAACAGTTGGTTAGTACTATTATTGAACTCATTAATAGCATTGGTTACATCGATGTAATCTTTTCGTTTGTCAATTTCCATCCATGTATTTGTTGCATCTTGTAAGGCTTTACTCATAGCATTTAAGCCACTTACATTACCACCATATGCCGTTTCATTACTAGAAGCCTGTGTGCTACCTTGAATTGTATTTAATTTTTGGGTTGGATCATAATTAACAAATTTCATATCCTACCTCATTTTATAATCACGCTTAACAGTCACTACCGGACCCCTATCTGTATATCCTACAGGGTCACCACCATATGTAGTCTTCATCTTGCCACCTGCGTATTGTTGTTTAAGACCATACATAGATGATGCGGCACCAAGAATGCTACCTACCATTGCCAAATTGCCTTGACGTCGTGCATTTTTAGCAGAAGCACGTGCGGCATTAGCCTCATTCTGATAGTTCATACCGTTCAAATATTCATTGTAAATAGCATTATTCTTATTTTGTTCCCAATTGTAGATGTCTTTGTTGTATTCATCATAACTAGATGCCATCAATTGTAATGGGGACCCTGCCATTTGCAATCCTCCTGCCCCTGCCTCGGCTGCATTTGTGCCAGCTACAAGCTTCATGCGGTTATCCATCTTGTCCCGCTCTTGTAATTGTTGCATAGCAATTTGTTCTTGTTTGCGGTCAGATATTCGCTTATTAGCCTCAGCCGCTTGTGCTTGGGCGTTGTACATCGAAACTTGCGCTTTTGTTTGTTGATTTTGCGCAATCATCCCTATGCCGGTGCTGACTGCGGTTAAGATTGCCGCTGCGGGTAAGCACATATGAAGTCCTCCTTCTTAAGAGTGAATAATTCTAAATCGCCAACTTTTACAGTTGGATGAATAATGGCCCCAATCGATTCGAGCCATCGCTTTGTTTTAATGTTAGTTGTGTGAACGTAATTAAATAGCCATTCCCTAGTCTCTAACCATTCAGCAATAACTTGATTGCTTAACTTGATAAAACGCATCTGCCATCGCATATCGTTTTCTAATACTTTATTACCTAAAAAATAAATCCCATACATTCCGTTAACTGGTTCTTTTGCAATCCCATATACGCAAATAGCCACATCGTCTTCTACAACGACATGGCTATCATAATCAGATTTGCAAATCTCGGAACAGAAATCTTTGAAAGGGTATAAACGATTCACCTCTTGGACTTCTATGGCGTCTATTGCCCTTAGGTTAACTTCTAGGTCCTGAATTAATTTATCTCGCCGTGTAGGCTCAATTTCGTCAATTTTATAGTCCCGGAACATCTCTTAGTCCTCCGCCAATTTCAACAATACGAGTTATCGATAATAAATTAAATGGGAATGGATCACTATGCTTAATACATATCGATGTATCGGTTGAATAATTTATTCCCATTTTAGGTAGGATTATAGGCTTATCACCTGTAAACAATTCATTTGGTGGTAATGTAATATCATCCATTCTGTCAAATGTACGGCCAACTTTGCCGCCAAACGATTTATACATGCGAAGCACTACTCTTGATACTGTAGCAACTCGGCCTTGTAAAGTACCATCGTTTATTTGTTGTTCTACGTTAGGTATTTTAATTTTAGTAGTGTAAGGCAAACCAACAGTAATTACATTTGCTTTGCCATCCAATTTAATAACACCAGTTGGTGGTACTACCCTAGATGGCATCTGTTGTCCATCAATTACTATGTCTACCATTTGCCCTACTAAATGAGGTGCGTTGATGTAATCAGTCTTAATTGAATTAGCGACTTTAACATAGCAATCTAAGAACACATCGGAGTTATCTTCTGTATACAACGGAATACTACGTTCAATGCATTTCACACTCTTATTATTAATCACACGATCCACAACAAAATAGATTGTGTCTTGCTCACCCTCTGCTACACTCTCTACATATCGATATTTACCATTCGTTACAAAGTGCGACCATCCATACACTTTTTGTTCTGGGATATAAGTTAAACAGTTGAGTTGCCCATCATCTCGAACGTAATAAATAATACTGTCAGGGTCTTGTGCATAAGCACTTGTTACTGCCAGATGACCTTTAACCAATGTTTTAACAAACAATGTAAGGTCTTGCCCTGTGTAGTTGTCGCTCTCATAAGAGTAACCCATATCACGAACAGTACCGCCACGCTCTTGAACAAACACGCACCGATTACCTATGAATTGAGGTTCACACGATAAGGCCCCTCGTTGGGTTTGTGTTTTTAAATTGCAGTTGGTAGGCGTAATGGTTTTATCACCTCTTACAATCCACTCATTACCGCTTGTAAGAATGATTAGATCGTTAGCTGGTACGAGATGACGAATCTCACACATCTTGCGATTAATAACCGGCAAGGTGATTGCACTATCATCTGTGATAGTGCCTTCCACCTTTTCGACACCAAAATTTGGATAATCACCAGTACGGCTAAACCATATGAAGTTAGGCTTGCTATCAGTAGCAGCAACTACAAATCGGTCTTGATAGAATGTACAAAGTTTAGGATAACCTCTGCCTCTATTCCAACTGCCTAATTTCCATTGGTAGCTAGGCTCACCCTCTTTAATACCATTCAGAACATTAACCTTTGCATTCTTAGCATCAGTTACGCTTTTAATCTCAACGATGCCATATTGAGTGAACGGCATAATAGATAAGTCGCAATTCACAGAACCACTCTTAATATCCGATACATATTTAAGCCTTGCTCCAGCCTCTATCTTTCCTGTATCAGTAACATTGTAGTCATTCTTAGATGTATACGTTCTGTAATCTTTCCAAGTCTGACCGTCATTGTTAGAAATCTGTAACTTGACTGTACCCTCCCATGTGCCGTGCGTTGTGAATTTCCATGATAACTCGGTATCAGTACTAAATGCTCCAACATTGTAATTGATGTTGTTGTAGGTTTTTTCGATAGTCTGTGCTTGCATATAGCGTTTTACTTTTTTCTCTACCACTTCGCCAGCTGACTTAGTATGTACCGCCTCAACGTAATATGCAATCTGAATAACACTACCTACCATATCTTGTGTGAAGAGGTCTTTTGTGGATGTGATCGTATCGCCATTAACTGTCAATGTATGCCCATTGTCCGTGTTGATTTCATCATAAGGTTGTTCAGTTAGCTTATATGTACTCATTCTCCAGTCAGTATCACTATATCGTGATAGCGTTTGAATAGGGTACTTGCCACTACAGATAAACATAACATCACCAGATTGGTTACAATTTAAATCAAACAATATATCGCTAGTGAAAGGAGTCGTAACTTCAATACCGGTATAAATTCCGTAATTCCATACACGAATATATTTGTCACCAAATTCGAGCATAAAAGAATTATTGGTGTTTGTCGTAAATTCAAATAATCGTGTTGGCTTATCACTATATTTAACTTGCCCCACGTATTGGCTGCCTTGACGTTTTGCAACGGCTCCATATGGACGAATAACCACATTCTCCGCTTCCAATAAGGCACTTTTGTATTGCTCTAAATCAAAGCGACTTGAAACGTCTGGCGATACTTCACCAGTTGTAAACGCTAGCTGTGATATGTATATCGGATTACTCATTACCAATCCCTCGCTTTCACGTAGCTAGATATATATACTGTATCTTGTTTACGTTCCTTTGCGTTCATTCCTTTAGCCTCTTGAACTGCTGCTTGATACAATTTGTATGCTTGGTCAAACAATCCTCTATCACCAGTCAGTGGCATAGCTAATGCGCTAGCCAGTTTACACTGCAGCATATACAAGGATATAGAATCCCAAACGTCTAAATCTGTCACGTCATATATATAATCAATGAATGCTAGTGGCATATCGCTCACTATGCATTTTTTGTTGTTTCCAATATTAAATATGTTGTATTCCGGTTGCGATTCCGCATGAAAGCGATCGCCTTGTGGAATAACCCCTAATATCCGAATACATTGTTCTGGATACGCATATACATAATTCCACCCATTAATTTTATGAGCAGACAAAACTAATCTTTCATTTTTGCGAGCAAAATTCCATTCAAATTGTCGCAATACCAACTGTCTAGTTGAGTCATATTGCATACGGCATTGGCGACCTTGCTCAGTTTCTTCTTCAAGTGAATAAAGCAATCCTGCGTTAATTAATGCAAGTGCTTGATTACAAATATCAGTAGGTGTCATATTTCCCCCTATATGGTAATAGAGGGATGCATAAGCACCCCTCATATTGTCACTTATTCTTCCGTAGTATCGGTTTTCTTTTTGTTTGTTTTCTTAGGCTTTTCGTTGCCAGTATTTTCATCTAGTGGATTTTCATTGCCTGTATTGTCACCTTCAGTATTTTCATCTGGTGGATTTTTGTCACCCGGTTCTGTTTCAGGAGGCTGAGTTTCAGTAGACGGTTCTTTGTCTTTAGCCTTAGATTTTGGGTTAAAGATTTTTGCTACTTCATCTTCGTTACCAGAGAAAAGCTGTTTGAAATAATCAGGCTCAAATTCTTTAATTTCTTCTTCAGAGAAATTAATAGTTTCACCTTCTTGAATTAATCCACGATTACCATGGTACATCGTTACGTTAGCTGTAAAAATCATAGTCTCACCTCTTATTTCAAATTCACACCATCTGTTAAGAATGATGTAATCGTAGCGGCAGTCATATTATTCGCATTGATGCGAATAAACTTTTTAGCACCTGCAGGAAGTCGACCTTTGTATTCTGTGCCAGCTTTAGAGTTCTGTGGCAATGTAATTCCGGTTAGCAATACAGCATCAGCCATATTTTCTTTGTCAGAAGTGTAAACATTAAATAAAGGCGTACCCGTAACATCTTTATCTAAACGAATATACAACCATAAGGCAACGGCAGCATCGCCACCGTTCCCATTCATCACTACATCAGAATTTGTATTTGTAGTGATTTCTTTTTTCCAAAAGAATGTATTTTGAGTATCAATAATCATTGAATTATGTTCCTTTCTTTACGCAATAACACGAGATTCAGTGCTTAACAATGCATCAATTTTACGAACTGGCACACCGTTTGCACGAGTAACAAGTTTACCCATTTCCATATCTTCAGTGATAGTGGAACCATGTTTTGTGTTCTTTTGCAAACGTAAGAATGTACGCAATGTACGGTTCATATACCAAACTGGACGAACACCACCAAGATTAGGAATACGTTCTTCCGCTTCAATCATTAAGTTGATAAGATCTGCACCGGCTTTAGCATCATTTGTCAATTTCGTAACGTCGATGTTAGCAATACGAACGACATTTCTCCAGTCCCGTACAGTTAAACCAACATCATGTTTAAAGTGTGTACGATATGCCTCGAACATGGATCCATCTTCTTTAGTAACAGTAACAACACCTTTATCTTCTTGGTGCAAGCCTGCTGCAGAACCTTCAGGATAAATGCCATGAACGGACAAAGGACCCCAACCAACAAGCCAAATAGATGCCAAGTTACCTGTGCCACCTGCATCAAGAATGTTTTCTGCACTTGCTGCCTTCTTAATATCAAGAGTATTGAAGCGAGGAGCCAAGCCAATGAATTTTTCTGGCGTATTTTCATCGCCATAGAAGATTGTACGACATAATTCCTGCCCCATGGATTCAACGAATGCTTTATCTTCAGTTGCACGGAAGGATGCTTTATCTTTGGATTTATCAACAAGCGCTTTATCAGTTTGCGAATATGCTTCAAGCATACCGCAATTGTCGGTAATTTGACGTGTGGAGGATTTAGACGCTTGAACACCGCCATATAATTTACGCCATGTAACATCTGGCAAACCAGTACGTACAGTCGTTACAAAGCTAGACCCTTGGTTACATTCGACCATCGTCATATCTTGAATGATTTCAGTGGATTGGTCTAATTGCTCAATAATTTGAGCGACATTACCATTAGGATCCATTCGTTTTTGCAAATCTAAAAGTGTTAAATTTTGAGTTCCAATTGTAGCCATTAATTATTTACCTCATTTCTTAATACATAGATGGATACATTTTTCGTTTTGCTGTTTCTTCATCAGAATTTTGACCGGTTCCAGCTTGTCTTGTACCTTTACCAGGGTCTTCCTGAACCATTTCACCAACGGCCGCAAATACCTTAATCATGTTGATATTGTTGTCAATATGATTATCAACAAGTAATTTACGCAATTCCGGTACCGCTTTAGTTAGTGCTTCGATACCTTTGCCTGCAAGCGCTACAGTTTCATCGAATTTACCGCCTAATTCCTTTTTGGCGTGTTCATAATCCGCTTGTTGCTTTTCAACAACTGCTTGCTCTTGCTGCTCTTGATAAGCAGTCAAGATATTTTGTGCATACTGACTGCCAAATTTAGCTAATTCAACAGCCTGTTCCTGTGTTGCACCAACTTGGTTGAGTAACTTACTAAAGTCTGCAGATACAGTTTCATCAAGTTCAGTACCTTCAGGAAATACAGCCTTGAAGTCATAAACCGTTGGTTCAGCAGGTGGCGTATTATCACCGCCTAGTACAGATGGATTAGTACCTTCACCATCTGGTTTAGCAGGTGGTTCAGTAGGTGGCGTAGGATTATTTTGGTCCGGATTCGCGCCCGGTTCATTGCCAGTCATGTTAGTGTTAGCACCCATATTTTCTTCAGCCATTATTTTGTTTCTCCTTTTCGACTAAATTATTAAAATATTCTTGTTGCCCGATATATTCGAGCTGCGCTTGGTGATATTGTTTAACTCCATTGGTGCCCAACTTAACTAGGTCTCCATGGAATAGCAATCCCACCTTCCGTTTTCCTTCGTTGAAATATGTTTCACTATTTCCAGTAAACGATTGCTTTAATATGCCAGAGCGATCCATCAGACGACAAAAAAACCACCTACCTAGCTCTGTGCTAAGTACGTGGTTGAGAGCTTGCATATCTCGCTCTTGCATATAATCTTTAATTGTTTTCTTCATCTAGACACCGTCCATTCCTAGCCACTGCTGTAATGCAGGATTGCCATCGTTGGCGGCATCTGTTGCTTGTTTGGCCGCACTAGCCATTTGAGGTGCTAGTTGAGCCGCTTGCATTAACTGCATTTGCTGCTCCTGTTCAGCCTGTGCCTGTGCTTGTTGTGCTAAGATTTCTTGATATTCATCATCAGAACGAATAATCTTAGCCGGAACACCGAGATTTACACCGTATGTATTGGCCGCTTCCTCAAAGTTGAACTTGTTGACGATATTAGGATTAGCTTGTGCCAAAGACATAATAAACGCAAAATACTGTTCGATATTTACCAATGAACTCATCTTTTGTGCTTGGGCAAGTGGTGAGATATATTCAATCTTCACTTCTTGACCATTTAATTGGTCTAAGAGTTCCTCATCATCAACAGGTGGAAATACACCGGCACGATCTAGTACCGAATACACACGTTCAATGATTGGATTCAAGAATTCAGAGAGTAACCGTTCAACCACAGGACCTAATTGTTGTAATTTTTCTTGAGTTCTCTCCATAACCTCCCGAGCCGTCATCTGGCCCTTATCGATTTGGTCTAACATCAAGAATAAATCCGCACTATAGGCTCTCTTGATTGAATCCTCTGTTACTGCAATCTTATTTTGAATATCCTGTAAATTAGACTGTACTGCAAACATCGGTTCAACTTTATGTTGCCCCTCAATCTCTGTAATGCCACCCGGATACAAGTTAACCGTACTGATAACATCAGATGGTGCTTGCATAGGAGGCTTAACACCCAATTCAACAGCTGTTAGATAATCGAATTCCAACTTCTGCAGCATTTGTGAATCTGGTTGCGCAAACCATGCGGCACCCTTACCGTAACCATTCAAGTCCATCGACGTATGCCGAGCGATTGGAATTGGCCATTCCTCAAAACCGCCATGATATAACACTTCATCACTATTGCTACCTTCAACCCAATAAATGGACGAGTATGGCATATTGCGACGTCCTAACTTATCCTTACGGTCTTTGTTAGGCTCAACCAACCAATTGACTGTAAATGATTGTTGCAAGCTATTTCCGTTATCGTAAATATTCTTTATGTTATCCGGACAATTTTCATACCCGAACTGTTCGACAATCTGATCAACTGTCATTTTGTATTTACGACCAAAAATATTTACGATTTCCTTGCTGTTAGTACTAATAGCATAGGTACCTATCGGATACGATGTGAAACGAACACCAGATTCACTATCAGCAAATATTCCCATAGGAGCTTGACCCATGGTTAGTTCCATGTAAACTTGGTGAACTACGCTGTAGAAATTGGATTTAGCAAGAACCGCATACAAGATTTCCTCTCGTTCATCCAATAATTCAGCGACTTGGCTATTAGCTGCTACATCGATATTCTCCATGGTTAGCTTAAACCATTTACGGCTTGGTGGAGTAAGTCCGCTCATAACACCACTGGCAAATATTTGGCAACTTTCCCAAGCTACAGGATTTAGGATTTTACCGTTATAAGGTTCTGATTGATCTTCTTCACCATCAAATTGACCAATAAACGGCAACTGATAGTCACGCAACTGCTTCCACTTATTTACATATCGTTGCTGCGCATTAAATAGCTGAGAGAACTTCTTTCTCAACTTCGTATAATCACGCCTAACAGGCTTAACGCCCTCCGTAGGTTGTCTAGCCAGTAAAGATTCCATTTCCGCCATGCTATCCCCCTAAAATTGATTTCTGTCCGCCCACAGTCGGACCTAAGATAGTAGATTCAAAGCCACGTTTGAATTTGCGTTTAGTTTCTGCCATTTCCTCACCAGTCTGATTACTCATATTCGTTTGAACAGTTGGAGCTGGAGCAGGTGGTGTATAGTTAGCAGATGCACTCTTCATACACATCTTTATTCCTCGCTTTCTAACAAATTAAAAAGGACTGTAACTTGTATTAGCTACAATCCTATTGCCTGTTTCGCTTTTTTTAACGACCCGCGCAGCAAAGGTCAAGGCGAGAGCGTCCCCTTTATTCGGAGATGGCAACCCTCGGTCTTTCATATCTTTTTTACTTTCAAGCTGAATGCGACCATTCTTATCAATGATCGCTTCAGGCCCTACGATATCATCGTATAAGGCTTGGTCATTTGGTGGAATAGAACCACCCTCACGGAGCCATTCTTTCATCTGTCCCCACATGTAGGCTCTCATATTGAGGTATACAGGGTCATTACTCTTACCGCCAAACTCAATTAATCGCCATTTGCGCCCTAATTGCTTACCGATAGAATATATTCCTGTACCGTACCCCATATCAATGAATACAGCATCAGCTTTGTATTCGTCCTCGAACTGAGCAATCAGTTGAGCCATGCGCCAATCATCATCATTCTTAGGAATAGATGCAAGCGACTTCATAGAGTAACCTTGACGCATTACTATTTCTAAGGAGTCTGAACCAGTCCACGCAGGATCCACACCAATGATTACAGGTAGATGTTCAAATGCTCCCGGCTTATAAGATTGTTTTTGTGCTTTATCAGCAATTTCAGTAGAGATGAATTGCAAATCCGATGCGGAAGGGAACACACCACGCACACGAACTTTGAAGAAGTCGGAATCCTCACCGTAAGCCTCTAACCATTCTTCAATCTTAGCTTTGTTAGATATCTTAACGGTTCTACTATCAATCTGATATGTATTCCAGAACTTTCTATATTTTCTAAAACATTCACGGAACCGCCCACTATTACGAGTAGGGTTACCAAATGCACACCAAATAATTTCCGTGTTAGCATCTGTAAGAGCCCCTTCAGTTACTTCCCAAATGACATCATCAATAGCAGAGGCTTCATCAAATAGAACCAATATCCGATTACCTTGATTGTGAAGACCGGCGAATGATTCAGGGGAATTCTTACTCCAAGGAATAGCATCAATACGCCATGTTTTTTCGTAGTTTTTATCACTACTGAATATAGCTGTTGCCGTATACGTAAATAAATCTTTAGCAATGAACATATTGTGCCACTTACTAAGCTCTGGCCATGTTTTTGTTCTGAGCTGACCTTCTGTATTAGCAGTTACTACGCCACGAGTATTCTCATGAGTAGATATTGCAAAATGAATAAGCCATGATATCAGTGCTGATTTGCCGATACCATGGCCAGATGCTACCGCCTCTTGAATAGCGGTTTGTAGTTCTTTGCCCTTCTTTAATTGTTCACCTATATCTTTTAAGATTTGTATTTGCCATTCATCAGGCCCTTCCATATCTTCCAATGGCGTCCCCGGCTCTCCCCAAGGATAGGCAAAATATACAAACGCTAACGGATCATGTGTAAGAGCGCCTAATGCCTCTATTAATTCATCATGTTTTTCCATTAGCTTTCTCCCGTGCAGCTTTCAATTTATCCATAGCAGACACCGTAAGCTCACCTTTGACATCGATATTTTTAGTATCTCTCCACTTTTCAGGATTACGGTTTTTCAGCCAGAATATTTGAGCCGTAACATCCGGAGGCTGTTGTTTCTTTACAACTTTAACAAGCTTTCCATTCTCGTATGTTTTCTCTTCATATTCATAACCTATAGCACGTTTATGTAATGCATTTTCAACTTCAAGGTCAATGACTTCCTTCCCTCTTTTAAGGGACTGCAAAAACTGCGGTGAACTCTTTTTCCAGTCGTATAAAGTTCTAATTGAAATACCTATATTTTTTGCTATTTGCTCATCAGTAAGGCCATCACGAGCCCAACCTTCTGCACGTAATAAATTATCAGGGTCAGTCAACCAGTTTTTTCTATTTACTCGCAATGGATCATCACCTCACTTTAATGTATTACCGCCCTTGCGAATCATCTTCCCATTTTTCCTTACACATAATCCGCATGAATTTTTGCTAGCGCTTGAATGCGTAATATAGGATTGACATAGGCCATCATAAAATATTTCATTGGCCGTACATATTCCGTTTTTATTATTCAAGCATTTGTGCTTGATGCAGTGTATTTGTGTCATAATTTTCTGTAACAAAAAAGGCACATCAATTAAGATGCGCCTTTTTTGCGTTTGGTACTCTAAATGCTTAGGAGATGAACTCATGTTCTTCCACATACAATATATCATAGATATGGGGGGCTTAAAAGGTCGATATTAGCCGTTTATCGCCGATTTCCGTCGGAGTTTATATCCAAGCTCTACAAGTGCCAAATTCTTATATTCTTTACCTTGCGATTCACCGTAACCAACAAATGAATATGCTCCCTTAGCAGACATACCATTGATATATTGTTGCATGAGGATAATCGAGCCAACCGTATTAGTTAATGTATCGATCATATGACAAGCATCATCACGTTTAGTCAGTAGTTCATGGATTTGACGTTTATACCTCATTTCCATATTTAGTAGCCGATTAATATCATCTTCAATTCCTGATGGTTCACCGCCGTCTACTCGTTCTTTCCCGTAGTTTACTGCACGTAATGATGTGATATCGCTTTTAATACGTTGGATATTACGCTTTAACGATTTAATCCTCAATGCTGCCTTACTTGCTTCGTGTAGATACTCATATGCCAGTTCACGATATTCTTTTTTACTAAGTTCTATCATAGGACCACCACACAGACAATATTTAAAACAAACAGAATACTACATATCACCATATCCCGTATTTGTGATCTAATAATTTTCTGCAATTGCATTCTATATGCATCAGAAACCATAAAATATTTTAATGCGGCGGCTTCACGATAAGAGTAATAGGACATTTTAAAAATAACCACAAGGTAAATCACCAGTAGAATGTTTATAACAACCATTTCATTCATGGGTATCACCTGCTAACTTTATACAAGATTTCAATGTATTAGATATTGTATTTTGTTTTATTTCATCATGTACTGCATCCCACATTAACTTATTTCTGTTTTCAAATACACGGAAGTACTCAGCTAAAACATGGCGTTTTATGCTATACACAAATTCTTCTAAAGACATCTTTGAATATTGAATTTCCATTAAACCTATACTGTGTTCAATGTGCACATCGCAAATGTCATATTGGATTAAAAAACTATTAAAATCATATTTAATTTTAGGTATAAAAACATCATTAATATTAACAATGGTTAACGCACAGGATAAAAGGTTAATAGTATTACCTATTCCTTCTTCAAATAACGTACTATAAAGTCTCATACTCACCTCTTATGATAGGACGGATATTTCACCGCCCATATCCTTTACTTAATCAACACATGTATTAATGACACTACACACACAATTACAATTAAACCACCAATGCCCATATACAACTTTAGGTTATCTATTTTTTCTTCCGTTTCCCTAACATATCGTTGATGTTCCATTATCTTTTTAGCTATCTCTACTTCATAGCTAATTCGCAACATCGCTAATTCAACTTCTAATTGTTTTTAGTATACTTCTGCTTCATTACTCACCTTTAATACACACATTTTTAGTTTTGCAGTATACATCAATATATGTTTCATTACGATCGCCATTATGTGTAACTTCGATAAATTCTTCGATAGTCCGACCACTAACAATGGCTTTCCAGTTTTGTAGGGTTTTACAAAACCAAACAATGAACATATCTTCTGGTTCAACAGTTTGATAACCCAAATTTTCAATTAATACTTTACGAGCTGCTTCAATTGCTTTTGTTTGTAATTCGTACATATTTTTAGTCTCCTTTAAAAAATACTAACCATACTGTTTTACCTCTGCGTTGGCCAAATATTGGCTCACTAGGAAGTAACCCTTTAACCATCGGCAACGTTATTTGTTCTTCATTCCACTTAAATATCATCGTTCCATTTGGTTTTAGTACTCGCCAACACTCAGATAACCCTTGTTTAATATCCTCTTGCCATGTTTGTTCTAATCGACCATATTTCAATGCCAAGAATGATTTATCACCTACTTTTAATAAATGTGGTGGATCAAACACTACTAAGTGAAAGCTCTCATCTTCAAAAGGCATCTTGCGGAAATCTGCAACAATATCATGTTTTACAATTAACTTTCTACCGTCACAAAGAGTTGTATTTTCTGTTCTGTTATCCATGTATACAGTATCTTTGCATTCCCGATTGAACCAAAACATTTTACTACCACAACACGCATCCAATATCTTCACTAGCATTCCTTTATTAAATTCGATTTAACGCTTTCCATTCACTTAACGTAAAAGTGGAAATACTATGTTTCTTAGCAAATTCAAATTCGCCATTACAACCTCGGCTAGACTCCCACGCTGGACACAATACTAAAATGTCACAATGTCCAAGCAGGCTTAAACAGATATCTAATCCACTTTGGTAATCGTCACCAGTCAGATATACATACCCAAAGTTATGAATAGGGGAAATATAGTCATGATTAGTATCATTTAAAACCAAATTTCCCATGATCACATCAATCTTTTTACGATTGC